CACTTTGTCCAGTACAACTTCATTAACGGGTTTGGTGCGTACGGGTTGGGGTACATCCACCTTATTGGTGGATACGCCAGAGCCGGAACGTCGATCATCAGGCAGTTGGTAGATGCTGGAACCTTGTCTAACCTCCCGGGCGGTCTTAAGACCAGAGGTCTTAGGATTAAAGGTGATGACACTCCCATCGCCCCCGGGGAGTTCCGAGATGTAGACGTACCTAGTGGTTCGGTGCGTGAAAACATCATGCCGCTTCCTTATAAGGAACCTAGTCAGGTTCTAGCGGCGTTGTTGGAAAAGATCACAGACGACGCCCGTAGGTTGGTAGGGATCGCAGATCTTAAGATTAGTGATATGTCAGCCCAAGCTCCTGTTGGGACGACGTTGGCAATTCTTGAGCGACAGTTAAAGACCATGAGCGCCGTTCAAGCTCGTGTCCACGACAGTCTCAAGATGGAGTTCAAGCTCCTTAAAAAGATCATCCGTGACTACATGCCGCCGGACTACAGCTATACGCCGGTCGGAGGTAATAGGGACGTTAAGCAGTCAGACTATGACCTAGTAGAAGTCATCCCTGTATCTGATCCTAACGCCTCTACGATGGCGCAACGGATCATGCAGTACCAAGCTGCGCTTCAGTTAGCGCAAGGCGCTCCGCAAATCTACAACCTGCCACAGCTTCACCGGCAGATGTTAGAAGTGTTGGGAGTTAAAAACGCGGAGAAGTTAGTTCCTATTGAGGACGATCAAAAACCGCGTGATCCTGTGTCAGAAAACATGAGCTTCTTAACAGGGAAGCCTACAAAGGCTTTTATCTATCAAGATCATCAGGCTCATATCTCTACACATTTAGCTCTATTACAAGACCCGACCATCATGCAGATGATTGGGCAGACGCCTATGGCTCAGCAGATTCAAGGAGCGATTATGGCGCACGTAGCAGAGCACATGGCGTTTAAGTATCGAAGCCAAGTAGAAGAGCAATTAGGCGTTCCAATGACCCCGCCGGATGCGGAGCTTCCAGAACAAGTAGAAGTTCAGCTTTCTAGGTTGGTTGCTCAGGCTGCACAACAGTTGCTTCAGACCAATCAGGCCAAATCTCAACAGCAACAAGCCCAGCAAATGGCTCAAAACCCGATGCTGCAAATGCAGCAGGCGGAGCTTCAACTCCGGGCAGAAGAGCTTAAGAGAAAAGAAGCCGATAGCCAGCGGGATTACGAAATTGCTCAGCAAAAACTCAGGTTAGAGCAGGAAAGGCTAGCTATCGAAGCTCAGAAAGAGGTCGCTCGGCTTCAGATTCAGGACAGAAATACAGACAAAAAGCTGAAAACAGACATGTTGAAGCATCTCACCAAGCAGCAAGCAGGTAAAAGGTAACCAATAAATGAACACTACTGCGATCCTCGTAGTGATTAAAGAACTTAATGATCGGCGGGAAACAATCTCAAAAGCGCTTGCGGACGGTTCAGCGCGAGATTACGCCGAATACAGAGCAATGGCAGGAGAAATCCAAGGTCTTTCTCTTGCACATTCCCTCGTAACCGACCTTGTGCGACAACTGGAGTATGACGATGAGTGAGCTTTTGATTGCCACCGGGGAGAATTCTATCCCCACCCACCTTCCGGAGACCCCGGAACAAAAGGCTAAACAACTGCCTATCCCTGCCACGTATCACATTCTCTGTGCTTTGCCAGAGATTGAAGACGAATACGAAAGCGGATTAGTCAAAGCCGGACAAACTCTTCACTACGAAGAAGTGATGTCGCCGGTTTTGTTTGTAGTTTCAATGGGGCCGGATTGCTACAAAGATAAAGAGCGCTTCCCCAGCGGGCCATCATGCAAAGTCGGGGATTTTATTCTGGTAAGACCTAATACAGGTACCAGAATTAAGATTCACGGCAGAGAGTTTCGCATGATTAACGACGATTCTGTCGAGGCTGTTGTAGAAGACCCGCGCGGCGTGTCGAGGGCTTAATCATGGACGCAGAAAAATTTAAATTCCCGGATGAAAAACCGGCCAAGGCAGAAGAAGAGAAACTCGAAGTCTCTGTAGAAGGAGACGTAGAGATTGAAGTTGTAGACGACACCCCCGAAGAGGATCGTAACCGTGCTCCTATGAAGGAGCCACCTGCGGACGTTACGGACGATGAACTTGCCAGCTATTCTGATAGCGTCAAAAAACGCATTCAACACTTCTCAAAGGGATATCACGAAGAGCGCCGAGCCAAAGAGGCTGCTTTACGTGAAAGAGAAGAAGCTCTGCGCCTTGCTCAGTCCGTTATTGAAGAGAACAAAAAGCTCCAAAGTAACCTTGGTCAAGGCCAGCAAGCTTTACTAGATCAGGCAAAAAAAGTTGTCGCGCAAGAATTAGCACAGGCTAAACGGCTTTATAAAGAAGCTTACGAGTCTGGCGATTCAGACAAATTGGTAGAAGCGCAAGAAGCATTAACTAGCGCCAAAATCAAAGCTGAGCGCGTAAATAACTTCAAACCAACTTTACAAAAACCAAAACCTGTTGTACAACCCGAACCACAGCCAGTCGTACAGCAAATTGACCCCAAAGTAAGTGCGTGGCGAGAAGCCAATCCTTGGTTTGGAGACAATAAGCGAATGACGGCGATGGCTTTAACGATTCACCAAGAACTTGTGGATAGTGGAGTTGATACACGGAGTGACGAGTATTTCAACCGTATTAATGCAGAAATGCGCCAAGTTTTCCCTGATGCGTTCCCCTCAGAGAAACCGGTGAAGAAAGCATCCGTTGTAGCACCTGCCACACGTAACACTGCGCCCCGAAAGATCGTGTTAACGAGGACACAAGAAACTTTAGCCAAGCGGCTGGGACTGACAAATGAGCAGTACGCCCGTGCGGTAGCGGAAGAAATGAGGAAACAAAATGGCTGAACGTACACCCCGAGATCAAGAAACCCGTGCTAAATACGAGCGGCCCGCGAAGTGGATGCCTCCACAGCTTTTACCTGACCCCACCCCGGAACCCGGCTATGCTTTCCGCTGGATCCGTGTAGGGTTTATGGGGAAAGATGATGCGCGAAATGTTTCTTCTAAGCTCCGCGAAGGTTGGGAACCTGTAAAGGCTTCTGAGCATCCCGAGATCCAATTGATGGCAACCGGGGACCGCCCCCGCTTCCCAGACAGTATTGAGATCGGTGGACTCTTACTTTGCAAAACCCCGATTGAGTTCGTTGACCAACGCAATAAGTTCTATGAACAGCAGGCGGAAAGTCAAATGACCTCGGTAGACAACCACTTCATGAGCCAAAACGATCCTCGTATGCCGGTCTTTAAGGAGCGCCGGAGCGAAGTAAGGTTTGGCAGTAACGCGAAATAATCAGGAGTCTTAAATGGCTTACCCCACTGTTGACAAGCCCTACGGGCTAAAGCCGATCAATTTGATCGGTGGGCAGGTGTTCTCGGGGTCTACGCGTATGTACAACATCAACTACGCGTATGGCACGGACATCTTTTATGGTGACTTCGTAGCTCTGGTTCGAGGCAATCTTGAACGAATCAGCGTTTCGACCGGCACTGTTGGCACCCTCGTTGGTGTCTTCCTTGGCTGCTCGTACACCAACCCGACTACCAAACAGAAGCAGTTCTCGCAATACTGGCCCGCTTCGACGGCTGCTGGTGATGCAGTTGCGTATGTTTGCGACGACCCGGACACGGTGTTCCAAGCTGCAATTTGCTCAGCTACGACCGTTATCGCTTCTGGCGCTCGCGCCATGATCGGTCAAAACCTTGCGTGCATTAACAACACCGGTAATGCAAACACCGGCAATTCGTACAATGCTCTCTTGGCCCCGACCGACACTCCGGCAACCACCGATTCGCTCCCGATTCGGGTTATCGGTGTTGTGCCTGAGACGGCTGTGTCGCTTGGTACTGCAACGTACACCAGCATTTCAACCGCTACCGTTACCTGCTCGGCTCTGCCGTTTGCTCTGCCGGTTGGCACGGATGTTGGCTCGATTGCTGCAAACGGCCAGTACATCCCGTCCGGTTCGTTTGTTGATACCGCTGCTAGCGCTGGTGCTACCTCGTTTGTTCTGAATCAAGCCCCCTCTGTGGCGTTTGCTTCAAGCGCAACGTTGGTATTTACCCAGTATCCCGAGCTTCTCGTCAAGCTCAACTTCGGCCAGCATGAGTATTACGCTGCCACCGCGACGGCCTAAAGGAGTTACTTAAATGGCTATTTCACGCGCACAACTACTGAAAGAACTCCTCCCGGGGCTTAACGCACTGTTCGGTCTGGAGTACAAGCGGTACGGAGAAGAGCACAAAGAGATCTACGAAACCGAGACCTCTGAGCGTTCGTTCGAAGAAGAAACCAAGCTTGCTGGTTTCTCTGCCGCGCCGGTTAAAAACGAAGGTCAGGCAATTGCGTACGACAATGCGCAAGAAGCATGGACTGCACGTTATAACCACGAAACCATTGCGATGGGTTTCTCTATCACCGAAGAGGCGATGGAAGACAACCTGTATGACAGCCTCTCGGCTCGTTATACCAAAGCGCTGGCCCGTGCTATGGCGTACACCAAGCAGGTCAAAGCGGCTGCGATCCTGAACAATGGCTTTAGCTCCGCCGTGACCTACGGCGACGGCCAGCCTCTGTTCTCGACCGCTCACCCGCTGGTCTCTGGTGGCACCAACAGCAACCGCCCATCTACCGGCGCTGACCTGAATGAAACCTCCCTTGAGGCGGCTGTCATTCAGATCGCTGGCTGGACCGATGAGCGTGGTCTGCTGATCGCTGCAAAACCCCGGAAACTCATTGTTCCCCCGGCGCTGATGTTCGTTGCAACCCGCCTGCTCGAAACGGAACTCCGTGTCGCTACGGCTGATAACGACATCAACGCCATCAAGAGCAATGGTTCGATCCCGGAAGGCTATGCAGTTAACCACTTCCTGACCGACACCAACGCTTGGTTCCTCACCACCGACGTGCCCAACGGCCTTAAGCACTTTGTTCGTACGCCGCTCTCCACCTCAATGGATGGCGACTTCGATACAGGGAATGCTAGGTACAAAGCGAGGGAGCGCTACAGCTTCGGCGTTTCTGACCCGCTCGGTATCTACGGGTCGCCCGGGGCGAGCTAATTGCAGTAAAATCAAGCACTTACAAGAGCTTGAGAGCCCCCGAAAGGGGGTTTTTTATTGTCTATTTGCGATACAAAGCTACACAAGGTTTGACATGGTTAAAGTTGTGTAGCATAATAACGGCTGTTACCCAACGGAGGCCAAAATGGCTGTTATCTATCGCATCACCAACATGGCGAATGATCATTACTACATTGGAAGCGCGGAGTCGTTTGAACGGCGGCGCTGGCAACACACATATGCTTTAAAGCGAAATGAGCACAAAAACCCTCGCTTGCAAGCAGCGTGGAACAGGTACGGCGCTGATATGTTTGTGTTTGAGGTGCTAGAAGAGTTACCGGAGGGTCGTAGTACGTTTGATGTTGAGAACACGTACTTAATCCGGTGTGTCGGTCAGCCTGACTGCTACAACATCAACACCGATGCTTTTGTACCGCGACTTGGTATCCCTCATACCGAAGAAAGCAAAGCTAAAACAAGTAGAAATCGCACCGGGAAAGCCAAAGGAGATCAACACTACCGATACGGCAAGAAGCTTTCTGAGGAAATAAAAGCCAAGATTAGCGCTGCACAGAAAGGTAGACCTAGCAAGATGAAAGGACAGAAGATGTCCGAGCAGGGTCGTGCCAATGTTATAGCCGCCGTTAAGCGGGGGGAAGAGTCACACTTTTATGGCAAACGCCCTGCCAATGCTGATGATCTTCAAAAGACTGTTTATGCCCGCCAGCCTGACGGCGCTCTGGCTCAGTACCCTAGTCTGACGCACATCCGGGATACTTACGGTGTGGCTCTTGGCACCATTATCCGGGCCTGTAAAAGCGGCAAGCCTATTCAAACCGGATCATTTACAGGTTACCAACTGTCTTACTCTCCGCTCTTAACAGAAACAATCCCGGAAGAGTATCGGCACTTGCCTAGAACCCGGCAGCTTGCAAAAGAACAGGGTGCTAAACAGTATTTCACCGGCATTCCGTGTGAGCGAGGGCATTTAAGTCCTCGTGCTACAAAAGGCACTTGTATAGCTTGCAGGCGAGAAGATGAAAAAAGAGCAAGAAATGTTGACACTCCATCTACAACCTGATACAAAGAACCATTCCGGGGTTATCCCGTGTATCAGACAGTCCCGGCTGACGACATGCAGACTGATACGCGCTACTCGCATGTGAGGCATCATGGCTAACACTACGTTTAACGGCCCGGTTCGGTCGCAGAACGGCTTTGAAACCGTTTCAATCGACTCCACGACCGGCGCAGTCACCACCACTGCTACGCTTGGCGCTAACTCTAGCGTTACAAGCGTTACCGTCTCTGACTTTCTCAAGCTCACCCCCATCCTTACCGCTGCGCTTCCCACCGCCGCTGCTAGCAACGCAGGGCAGGTTCGGCTGATCAGCGATAACGGCGCGGGCAACGATACGTATTGCATCGTCGTAAGTAATGGCACCGCTTGGGTTACTGCTGTCGGCGCGGCTTTGACCTAATTTAGGAGTCGGTTATGACTATGCAAACCGACGTAAAAGCGGTATCTCGCTCCACCAGCGGTTTGTGTGTTGGTGGACACAACCGTCTCAAAGGTTTGTATTTTGAGGTGCCTGTAGATAACGATTGCTTTATTGACTTTGTGGATTCACTGACAAGTTCTGGCGATGCAAAAGTTTCGTTTGACTTGGCCAGCGCCGACAGCGGCTCAGTATGGTTTCCCGGCGAAGGGGTGTTGTTTGCTACGGGCATCTATCTGTTCATCAGTGGCGACAACGCGCCCAACGTCACCATTTTTTACGGGTGAAGTACCATGCCAATGCAATATGACGTATTAGCGGTGCAAGCGACTGAAACCGGCTCGCTTGTTGCCGCGCGCAATCGTTTGAAAGCTATTTACGCACTGGGCTCTGAAGGCACAAACGACATCGCTTTTACCGACGGCAACGGCGGTACTTCTCGTCTGGCGCTTAGCGTGCCTGACAGCACATTGGGATCGCAGTACATTCGCTTGCCCGGTGAAGGCATCTTGTTTGACACCGAGATTTATCTCGTAAACGAGGGCGGTGTTTCTGTAACAGCCTTTTACGGGTAAATCATGGCTAAGACGCCAGCATGGCAGCGCAAAGAAGGCAAGAGCCCCTCTGGTGGTTTGAATGCCAAAGGGCGCGCCAGCTACAACAAAGCCAATCCGGACAAGCCGGGGCTCAAAGCCCCGCAGCCGGAAGGTGGTGCAAGGAAGAAGTCATTCTGTGCCCGGATGACGGGGATGAAGAAGAAGTTGACTTCGGCGAAGACCGCAAATGACCCAAACAGTCGGATCAATAAAAGTTTGAGGGCATGGAAGTGCTAGCTATGTCTGACGTAAGCCCTAAAGAATTTGGCGCTCTTGAGGCTGATGTACGGAATCTTATGCAAGAGATTCACCTTTTGCGCCAAGACATGAAGAAAATGCAAGCAACCATTGACCAAGCCAAAGGTGGTATTTGGGTGGTTATGAGTGTTGCTGGTGTAATTGGTAGCGCGCTGACGCTTGGGCTCAAACGTTTGTTCGGTGGTTAAATGCCTTCAAAGACCAAAGCTCAGCACAATCTCATGGCGCTAGTCGCTAATGATCCCGCAGCTTCTAAACGCCTTGGCATCCCGCAAAAGGTTGGCAAGGAATTCATGCAGGCCGATAAAGGCCGGAAATTCAACCAAGGTGGTGACATGAAAGAGTCCAAAAAGATGGTTGGTAAAGAGCTGGCCTTTATGAAAAAGAAAGGCGCTCCTAAGTCCATGATCAAACATGAAATGGCCGAGGCCGGAATGAAGAAAGGTGGCTACGCCAAGAAGATGGCGTCTGGCGGTC